CCGAAAGGAAACAGAACAATGATCGAGTTAAAAATCACAGTAGATAAAGCAGTTGAATTAGAACAAGAAGTGAAAGACCTATACCAATCTATTGTAGGCACTCCAGTTAAAGAAGAAAAACCGGCTAAGAAGGAAGCTCATAAAGCTGAACCAGTTAAGGAAGAACCTAAAGTGGAAGAAGCTAAAACTGAAGAACCAGCAAAAGCTGAAGAACCTAAAGTAGAAGTTCCTAGCCTTGAAGCAACTCGTGAAGCAGTGAAAGACGTAATGGCGAAAGCTACTGACAAAACGAAAGCTAAAGGCGAATTCAAAGCCTTCTTAGATAGCATCGGCGCCGAAAAGGTAACATCTGCTACCGATGAACAACGTATTCAAATTATAGAATGGGTGAATAGCCGTGGCTAAGAAACACGCCTTACTAGGTGCATCCAGTAGTGCCAGGTGGCTAGTATGTACTCCTTCCGCAAGATTAGAAGCGATGTTCCCTGATGAACAATCACCGTATGCTGCGGAAGGAACTGTAGCACACGACCTGGCTGAATCAATTCTGCGGCATAAGCTGGAAGGCAAAAAAGCCCCTAAGCTTGATGATTATTCCGCTGAAATGATAGAAGCGGTTAATCGATATGTCGACATTTGCGAAGAGAAGGTAAACGAAGCCCGTGCTCGTTCCTCTGATGCGGAAGCCATGATTGAAGCAAGGCTCGACTTCTCTAGATGGGTACCGGAGGGCTTCGGTACTGGCGATATGGTAATCGTAGCGGACGGCATCCTGGAAGTAATCGACCTGAAATATGGTAAAGGCGTTCCTGTTAGTGCCGTTGAAAATACACAAATGCGACTATACGCGTTAGGTGCTTACGATGTAAACGAGTACTTATATGACATTAAAACAGTTCGTATGACGATCGTTCAACCAAGACTTGATAGTGTATCTACCGACGAAATGTCACTGGAAGAACTTCTTGACTGGGGCGAAGATATCAAACCAATCGCACAACGTGCCTGGGAAGGTGAGGGCGAATGTATGCCTTGCGATTACTGTAACTTCTGTAAAGCACGGCACACCTGCCGAGCATTAGCAGATACTTGCCTTGATACATTCTATAAGAATGGGGGCAAGCTCAATCAATTGCTCACTGACAGTGAAGTATCTGACATCCTGGGGATGAAAGATTTAATCACAAAGTGGATTAAAGGTGTGTATGATTTCGCTTACGAAAAAGCCTTATCGGGTGAAAAGCAATGGCCTGGATATAAATTAGTCGAGGGTACATCAAGACGTACCATAACGGATCCGGAAGCTGCAGCTAAAACATTACTCGATAACGGCTACAAAGAAGAGGAAATCTTCAAGCCTCGAGAACTCGAAGGTATTACTAATCTACAAAAGGTACTCGGTAAAAAGGGCGTTGCCGAATACCTAGAAGCATATATCGATAAACCGGAAGGCAAGCCTACGCTTGTACCGGAAAGCGATAAACGCCCAGCAATTAATACAGTTGAAACAATGATGAATGAATTTGAAGATGAGGTATAAGAGATGAATAAAACTTTAACAACAGCACTAGCAATTTCCGCGTTAGCAGTAAACGTAGTTGGCGCAACTAGTAATAATACAGTAGGAGGTACTAACAATACTATCTCAGCAACTTCTACAAGCTCCGCAGTATGGGGCTTCCAAAATAACATCGACGCTAATAATGCGTTAGCGTTCGGTACCAATAACACTGTAACTGGTGAAAATGGTTTCGCAGGTGGTAATAACGCTACTGCAGCAGGTCGTAACTCCTTCGCTTTCGGTTCTCATGCGGAAAGCTTGGTGGAATACACAGTGGCAATCGGCAATCAAGCTCGTGTGTCTAGCTATGATAGTGTGGCTATCGGTAACGGTGCCTTCGTATCCGGCGAGTCTTCTGTAGTATTAGGCAGAACTAATAATGTTACAGGCGCTGATACTGTAGTTATCGGTGCTAACAATGGCACAGTGGCCGGTGGCCAGTCCGCCGTAGTTGGCTACAACAATAAAATCGGTGCTGACAAAGAACAGCTAGTGTTCGGCTCTAACTCCGAATCTAATGGTCAGGGTGCTCTTACATTTGGCACTCATGCCAAATCCTTAGCCACTGACGCCGTTGCATTCGGTAACAATACGATTGCTGATAAAGCAAATTCTGTAGCAATCGGTACTAACAGCGTTACCGATGATGCGGTAGGGGTTGATGGTATCACAATTAATGGTACTCGCCACGTATTTGCAGGCGAGCAACCGGCGAGCGTAGTAAGTTTTGGCGCTAAAGCCCGTGCAGGTGCCGGCGGAGTAACTCAGTACAACCGCCAACTCACGAATGTTAGCGCTGGTCAAATCTCCGCTGATTCATTAGACGCTATCAACGGTAGTCAGCTTTATGCGGCTATCGATGAAATCGAAACAAACGCTAAACAAATTAACAAAAACAAACAAAACATTAAAGATGTGGCAATCGGTTTGAACATGCTAGGCGATGTAGTGAACGATCATGAAAAAGCCATCGCAGGTAATACTACTGCAATCGCCAACAACACTAACCGCATCAATGGTAATGCATCTGCCATCAATTCCCTTGGCCAAAAGGTAACTGCTAATACAGCGGATATTAGAAGCCTTGAACATATGGCAGATAATCACGAGGGACGTATCACGACTTTAGAAAATCGTTCTATTGGCTTAGCTAATGACATTAACAACAAAGTCAACAATCTTGGCCAACGTGTTAATAAGTTAGGCGCAAGTTCCGCAGCACTTGCTGGATTGCATCCATTAGACTTTAACAGAAATGACAAGGTCAGCTACGCTGTAAGTTACGGCCATTACCGTAACAGTAATGCAGTAGCGCTCGGCGTATTCGCTAGACCCAATGAACGTATCATGCTAGGCTTTGGTGCTACATTAGGCGGTGAGAACCAATACACAGTAAACCTTGCGTTTAAAACTGGTAAAGGTAGTGACTACATCGCTGAAGCCAAAGATGCACAAAGCCGTATTTCTAAACTAGAAGCACTCGTAAACAAATTAATGACTGAAGTAGAAGCTAACAAATAATTCATTTAAAGAAGGAGACCGTAACAATGGCTAAATTAACAACTGGTATCGTAAGACTTTCCTATGCAAACATCGCTCAACCTCGTAAAAACGACGACGGAAAAGCAAAATACAGCTCTCAAATCATTATTGATAAAACAGATAAGAAGACCATCAAAGCATTTGAACGTGCGATTGAAGAACTTAAGGCCGATCCAAAAGCAGTAGCTAAGGTAGAAGGTAAAGCTGCCTACCTTAAATTGAACTTACGCGATGGTGATACAGATGAAGCAGTAGCTGACCAACCTGAAACATACGCAGGCAAGTTCTTCATCAACGCTAACAGCGATAAACAACCTATCGTATTCACTCGTGACAAAATCAAGATGGACCAATTCGACATTGAAGAAGAAATTTACTCCGGTGTCTACGCGCAGGTAGCGCTTTCTGTGTTCGCTTACAACTTCAACGGTAAGAAAGGTGTAGGCTTTGGTCTAAATGGTGTTCGTAAAGTTAAAGATGGTGACCGCCTCGGTGGTGTTCACGTATCTGCTAGCGACTTCGGGGATGACGATTTAGGCGACCTAGACGATGACGATTTAATCTAAGGAGGCATATATGGAGCTCAGTATTGATGTGGAAACGTATTCTGACTGCCCTATTAAATATGGGGCGCAGAGATACGTTGATGATACAACATTTGAAATACTGCTCTTTGCCTATAGCTTCGATGACGAACCGGTCGAAGTAATTGATATGACAAAGGATCCACTGCCCGGAAGGGTGGTGGACGCTTTGTATAACAAGGAAATTACAAAGACCGCCTTTAACGCAGCATTCGAAATGCTTTGTCTTAAAAAGTACTTCCCTGATGCGGATTACACAAATTGGGAATGTACCTCTGTACTAGCGTTATACTGCAGTTTACCTGCAAGCCTCGACAATGTGTCTAAGGCTTTGAAATTAGGAGAAGCCAAAGACTCAAGAGGCAAACGCCTAATTCAATTCTTCTCTGTACCACGAAAACCAACTAAGACGAATCCTAAGACACGAAATATGCCTGAGGATGCGCCTGAGAAATGGGCGGAATACATTGAGTACAACCGCCAGGACGTAGTAGTAGAGAAGGCAATTCGTAAACGCTTACTTTCGCTAAAACCACCGGCCTTCGAGCACGAGTACTGGTTACTCGACCAAGATATAAACTGGCGAGGCGTGAAAGTAGATATGGAACTCGTCGATGCAGCGCTTGCTTGTAACGACGAAATCGTGGAAGAAGCTACCGAGTCATCCAAGATATTAACAGGATTAGAGAATCCTAACAGTACTATGCAACTTAAAGAGTGGCTAACTGCAAGACTAGGATATGATCTAGAAACAATGAGAAAAGACGATGTATCAAGTCTCTTGGAACAGGATATCCCCTCTGATGTTCGCAAGGTACTGCAAAATAGACAGGTACTCGGTAACTCCTCCATCAAAAAATACTTGGCCATGAAAAACGCGGTATGTTCAGATGGTCGCATCCACGGCATGCTTCAGTTTTATGGGGCGATGCGTAGTGGACGATGGGCGGGTCGTGTAGTACAACTACAGAACCTACCTCGTAACTACCTAGAAGATTTAGACACGGCCAGGGAAGTTCTAAAAAGTAGAGACGTAGAAATGCTAGACCTACTATACGGAAACCCTGGTGATGTGATTAAGCAACTTATCCGGACTGCTCTTGTAGCAGAGGATGGGCACCGATTTATTGTAGCTGACTTTAGTGCTATTGAAGCCCGTGTTATCGCCTGGCTTGCTCACGAGAAATGGCGTCAGGATGTATTCGCTCAAGGTGGCGACATCTACTGCGCTTCCGCATCTAGTATGTTCCACGTACCAGTTGAGAAGCACGGCGTTAACGGGCACCTTCGCCAAAAGGGTAAGGTAGCTGAATTAGCACTCGGCTATGGTGGCGGTGTAGGAGCCATGAAAGCGATGGATTCAAAAGGGGAAATTCCTGAGAAGGAGCTACCAGGTATCATCGAAGCTTGGCGACAAGCTAGTCCACGAATTACGAAATTTTGGAAAGATGCAGACAGCGCAGCAAAGCAAGTAGTGAGAACAGGAGAACCCGTACGAATTAGACAAGGCAATATTAAATTCTTTAAATCGAAAGGCTTCCTGTTCATTGAGTTACCGTCCGGTCGAAGACTTGCCTATGCAAGACCAAGACTTGGGCTTAACCGGTTCGGCAGTGAATCGATTGAGTATGACGGTATGGATCAGGTTAAGAATACATGGGGCAGAGTTGAAACCTACGGAGGAAAGCTCGTCGAAAACATTGTACAGGCAGTGGCAAGAGATTGTTTAGCCGCATCAATGCTACGGCTTTCTAAAGCAGGGTACAAAATTGTAGCCCACATCCACGACGAAGTGGTTATCGAAGCGCCAATAGGCGAAGGCAGTTTAGAAGAAGTTATAGATATTATGTGTGAACCTGAACCCTGGAACGAAGGGCTCATATTAAACGCAGCAGGGTTTGAGAACCCTTACTACATGAAGGATTAGGAGGACAATTCTTATGAAACTCTCAAAACAA